GGATGAATTTAGTAGTTTTGCGACTTCTAGGTTTGTTTTTATTCTTATTTTTAAGACTGAAGATTTTATAGCGGCTAATGCTTTTTCTTGTGTTAATAGTTCTGCGCCTTTTTTGGTTAGTTTTGCCAGATTTTCTATGTCGTCTTCATCTGTTAAGGGCCCCTTGGCTAATTTTGTGGAAAGATCTTTAAACTCTTTGGACTTTCCGCTTTCCTTTATTCCTCTTGTTATAGCGGCGCTTATCAATTTCGGATCAGACGTAGCAAAAGCTTTGTTTATTTCTTCTCTTGTTTCTTTTCCTGCTAGAGAAGCAAAACCTAAAGCTAATCTTGCTTGGGCGTTTTGTTGTTCTGGTGATAATTCTCCAATTACTTTTCTATCTATTCTCAAACCTTTTGCGGCAGATTCTGGGCTAAAACCCTTTACAAGTTCATCCGCTAATTTTCTGGCAGATTCTTTACCTAGTTTTCCAATAACATCACTGGAAAATGTATCTATAGTCGTAGCAGACCCTATAGATCCTGACTGTATTGAACTAGTTCTTACTTCTACATTACTCAAAATTGCTGGCAAATTAAGTTCGGCAACCGCCCCGAGTGCAGCTTGAGTTGTTAGTTGCTGAAGGAATGCGTCACCGCTAATACCTTTTTCTTTTCTTCCTCCTCCAAGTTTGGATGTGTCTGGCAATAAGTCATTAATGTCTTTTGCAAAATTCTTAAGCTCACCTCCTCTTAGACCCTCTCTAGCTATAGCGCCTAAAGCACTAGTATTTAACTTATCCAAAGCGGCCGCAGCCTCTTGTGCTGGGGTTTTTATAAAACCAAGAGCGGTGCCTATTTTTTTTCCTATATCGATATCGAAAGCTTTAAGGCCTGTATTAAGGACCTGAAAACCCAAAGTCAGCTGCCCTACAACAGGAAGAATACCAGAAAGTGTATTGCCAAAACCTCCTCCGTCTTTGTTTTTTTTACCTATTTTTTCAGCTATTTTACCAGCTATACCTTCTCCAGCCAAGTTGGCACCAAGTCCCTGAAACAATGTCAAGGTAGTTATAAGTTGAGTTAAACCTTGAGCAGCTGTTCCCAAAACCTTGCCCACGCCTTCTGACTCTTCCGCTACGCTGCCGAAAGCTCCTTGAAGAACAAACGCAGCAGTACTTAATGCAAAAAGTCTACCAGTTGCATCTTTGGCGGGTTTTTCAGTAGAACCTCCAGAAGCACTGCCGTCGCTAGCAAAATTAGGAGTATAACCTCTCGCCGCATTTTTAGGTATAGCGCCAGTTGGTTCATCCCTAGTATTAGTTACAGCAAGACCATTCGGGTTTTGACTGTTTCTTAATTTGCCGCTTTGGTTTATTCTGATTTGGTTGACAGGGACTCCAGCATCTTTTTCGCGTTGAATGGCGTCATCGACAGGACTCATTGCAAAGTTAGGTATATAACCAGTAGATGCTTTTTTGGCGACCGATTTTAACCTTCTTTTAGCTAAACTTTTTATGTATGAAGATTCTTCTCCATCCCTTAAAGCTTTACCTACTACACTACCAACAGTAGTAGTGGAGGCTGTTCTTTTGGCGTCTGCTTTTTTTAATGCATCACTAAAACCAAAAGCTTTTTTTAGCTCGCTTGAAGCAGATCCAGTTTCTTCGAAATCAAAAGGAGAGGTTTCTGAGTCTCCGATTGAAGGCAAGCCAGAAATCCCCTTTGTTATTAAATCAACGGCAGACTCAAATATTCCTCCTTCAGCACCTTTAGAAAATAATTTCTTATTATTCTTTGTGTCTATAAGCTTTGTGGCATCATTAAGATCGTTACCTTTAAATAGTCCAGAACCACCCAGTAAGTCCTTACCATAAGATGCTAGTGGTTGTAAAAAATAATCAAAAAGCCTATTTCTGTTTTTTTCTACAGCATTTTGCAACTCGTTCTCTTGTAAAGATTTTACCTGAACTTTTCTAAAACTTATTGTGTCATAACCTTGCTCAATCAAAGCTTTAGCTGTCGGAGAAGATAAAGATGACGAGGATGCAAAAGAGGATAAAGGTTTGGGGGCTATATCGAATGGCGTTTCGTTCCCACCTTTGAGGTCGGTACCTATAGAAGCTATTCCATATCTTCTGCCGTTAACAGATAAGTTCGAAGAAAGATTACTCTTTGATCCAGCTTTTTTGGCTTTTTCTCTTGATTTGGCTAAAGCCTCATTAGTCTCTTCCGCATTCAAAGATCCAAAACCTTTCTGGGACTGACCTCGTACGGTAGCACCCCTGGATAAAAGAAGAGCCAAGTCATCTTTCCTACTTCCAGTTGGTTTTAAACTTGAAAGACCTGCAAAGTTAGGGATAAACCCTCCAGCCGCGTTTATCTTCTTAGCTCCACTAGGCAGACCCATTGACTTAACCATGTCTTGGTTGAAGACGGCAGATCCACCACCAGCGTAGTTAGGGACAATAAACTCACTGCTATTAGCGACCATTGTTCCTTTTTTGCCGTTTCCGAACGCAAAGTTTGGAATAACAACTGGCTTTGCCCCTCTAGGAGCTCCTCCTACGCCGCTATTGATATCTTTTTGTTCAGCACCTACAGGAAGGAATCCTCCAGCACTTCTTGAGACCTTGCTTTTACTGCCGCCAGCAACCCCAGCAACAATGCCTGGAGCAACCCTAGAAGAAATTTGTTGAAGCTCTAAAAGAACAGCTTTTTGACCAAGAAGGGATTTTGTAAATAACTCAGACTGAAGAACTCTTTTTTGTTCTACGCTTATAGAGGAATTCTCGATAGCAAGTATTTGTTTCCTTACATCTGAATTATTAAGAAGAATTTGGTAAGTTCTCTCTTCTATACTTTTTAACCTATCTGCTGCATTGCCTATGCCAGCGAAGGTTTTTAAAGATTCCGCTCCGAACTTAATGAGATCTATTGAAAGCTTTCCTATTATAACAGCGATTATTCCAATAGCTGGTAATATTAAACCACTAACACCCTTAACAAAGCTTTTTGCAAATTGAGACCCAATACCGTCTCCTTGAAGTATGTCTGTAATTGTTTTGACAACATTATTAACGCTTGATATAAGACCCCCGAAAACATCTGTAACGCCGAGTTCGCCTAAAGAGTTAGCTAACTCTTCCACGCTTATTCTCGTACCTTGTATGGCTGCAGATAACGTCTTGTTGAGTACCTCGTTCTTTTTAAATGCCTCGTCTGTCGCGTTTGCAAAAGTTTGTGTAGCTTTTACGGCTATAGAATTCTCTTCGCTGTAGTCCTGAAGCGCTGCGAGTAATGGAGCAATCTGAAATCCTCCGCCAATTTTGAATGCAACCTGTCTCTGCTGAGATTCGCTAAGTGTATCAAAACTTTTAGCCAGGTTTTCAATAACCTGTGTTGCTGGAAGCAGGTTTCCTTGAACGTTAGTTATTTCTACGCCAAGGTCTCTAAGAAGAGAAACGCTCTCCTCTTTTCCTATTCTTGTAAAAATTGTTTTAAGTGAGTTTCCGATAACAGCTCCACCACGGGCAGTCTTTTGCTGTACAGCGGTAATAATACCCCCAAGTTCATCTAAGCTAACACCTGCCTGTTGAGCAACAGAAGCGGAACGCTTAAATCCCTCAAACAAGTCTCGCTCTGATACAGCAAACTTGTTCGCGGCCGCACTAACCTTGTTTAAAATCTCGCTGGTGGTTAACCCAGACTTAGAAAATCCGTTAACTGCAGCAGTCAAACTTCCTACTGCATCAGCCGCGCTAATTCCAGAAAGCCTAGAAAGAATCAATGAATCATTAAGGCGCTTTGTTACCTCTGTAGCGGACAAACCCTGTCTAGAAAGTTCAAGAGCGGCTTCGGCTACGGTATCAAATGTCTGTTCTGTATTTCTTGCTATATCAAAGATCTGACCCTTAAGTCTGTCTAATCCAGCAACGTTAGTATTGAGGATAGAGTTTATTTTAGCGAGGCTTTTTTCTACTTCGATGGTAGTGCTAACCAACACCTTGAAACTCTTAGTTACGGCAGCAAGAATACCCACAGAAGCACCAAAAGCAATAACACGGGCATTAGCTGCCTCCATTGACTTGGTAAACTCATCTGCTTTACCAGTTATTCGACCAAGAGGTTGAGATAAAGATTCAACATTTTTGCCGCTGCCAGTAAAATCAATTTTCAGATTCTTGCTAGCTCTTTTGGCTAGCTGGGAAACTTGTCTTTCAAGTTGCCGAACGTTTTCTAGCTCTCCTCTTAATGGTAATGGTACTGATTCTGGCATAATTGTGCAACCTTTTGTCCTCGCTGTTTAATTACACAATATTTCAACTATTGACCTGCCAATTTCATCATTTGCTCCATATTTAACGTGCCCCCAGATTTTTTGATTTCTTCGGAAAGAGAAATAGACTTTCCTCCGCTATGATTAAGATCTTGAATATCTTCGGCTGTCCCTCCGAACACAGTGGATGCTGCTGCGTTATCATCAATGAATGCCTTGGAACCACTTTTACCTTTATTTTGTTTTGCATCAGCAAAAGCTAAAAGCCTGTCTGGATCATCCCTTATGTCGTCTGGTATATCGTCAACGAACTGGAATATACTCTGGAAGACTCTACCAAACACAACCATCTTCAATTGATAAACAGAAAGATCGACCAAAGGCTTGCCAAAAAAGTCCTTAGCGTTTTCGCAAAAGGACAAATACAAACTAAAGAACGGTCTCAATACAGTTTCCTGAATATGTTTTTCGCTTATCTTTTCTGTTATCTCAGACTGTAGAGACCTTAAAGCAATAAGCTCTAAGTCGTCCATCTCATCAAACTCGTCTTTGGTGAAAGCGTGTTCATCTAAGTCCTTAGAATCAAATACAAAATACCGAATCATCTCTGTAGATGCCATGTTAGAAGCATAATCTTCGGCAGTTTTACCCACTATTTCTTTTCTTTTATATAAAAGACTAAAATGCTCTTTTTGTTTCTCAGTTATTGTCTGCTGAACAGATTCTTTTTGAGAATTAAGGAATAAGCTATCCTTGGTTTTTTTTAAATTTTTAATTTCAGACGAAAGAGAGGATATTTTTAAGTCGTCTTCATCCGTCCAAAGCCCGTCGTCCTTTACTTTTTGAAGAATTTCCTCTTCTGTTTCTACACCCCTGTTTATAGCAATATTTTTATACTTTTCGTAGTATAAATGTATATTCCTTTGATCTTTAATAGTAAGGTGTTTGAGGTATACTGAGCGACCATTAAAGTCAAACTCAGTATACCCATCAAATATTTCACCAGCTAAAGAGATGTAAAACTCTTCATTCACGAATTACTTTTCTTCTTCAGCTTTTGCGTCGTCAGTGAGTTCTCCTGATTCAGCCTTTTCAATAAGCTCATGGAACTCTTCTTGCGTTGAAGCTTGGTTGAAGTACCAGAAAGCCACTACAGTAGTTACTTTTTTAATCAGGTCCCAATAAAACGGATCATCAGCCTCTTCCAGATCGTAGTAAGATGTAATTTTTTCATCAAAATCTTCACCTTCAAAGTATTGAACGAACCTATCTCTTTCTTCGTCATAAACAAAAGTAAGATGCAGACAATACCAAAGCAAAACTCTATTTTGAGCCTTTACGTCGGCAGTGTGATCAAAGAGTGATTGAAAGTTTGATTCAAAATCAATAATTTCTTTTCTATTGACCGCAACTTCCCCTTTTAATTTCTCAAAGCGAGACTCTTGAGCTTTAGTCCTCTTCTTGACTGTTTCAAGACGAATATACTCGTTTTGCAAGTCCAATGCATCCTTATACATTTTCGCATAGTTATCAGAATCTTCTTCACTAAAAAGTCCTCCTGTATCACTATACTTTTTACCCAGCATTGCTTTTGTAAGAATACCCCTTTTGATGCACTTACTCATTTCAATAGAATACTCAAGCTCGGCCTCTTCAAGCTCTCGCCTATTAGGGCGTTTAACCTGAACCTCAATAGGAATCTTTTCCTTGACTTTCTTTTTGGTAATAGTTTCTTCCCCAGTTTTTTTGTTTTTTCTGGTGGACTCTACGATTTTCTCAACCTCTTTATCGAGGGTGAATTGATATAATTGTTTGTTTTCCATTTTCCTTTATTTGAATTTAAAGCTTACTTGATAGTTTTCAATTTCCTTTTCCATGTTCCTTACAGATTCGTTACCATAATCCAATATCCTTTTCCTTATCCATGATAATTTATCTGGGGTAAAGTGGTCAGCAGTTTTAATTACTGGGTGATATTTTTTCGGCACTTCATCATAAAGTTTTTGATAATGAAAGTCGTGATCTTTTTTCATATCCTCAACCAACATTAACATCGTCTTAAAAAGAGAAGAAATCTCCTTATAAGAGTGATCATTTAGAATTTTTTTAGCACTCATACCGTTTGCCTCGTATTATAATACGAAAAAAAGTGTATTTTTCAATATGGCTGGCTTTTTATCTTCATCACAAATATCTGAGATAGAATCTTTATATGGTACTCTCCACGAAACATTCGCTCAAAAAATAACCGTTTACAAGAACGGAAAGAAGACGCTTATCGCCCATGATCCCAAGTATAACTCAATATACAGCAGGAATGATTTGGGCAAAAGAGATAGCGTCGAGTATACTGTAGTATCTGAAACTTTCGATGCTAGGATATATTATATCAAAACAGAAGAAGAGTTTTTTAATAATTATAAAAGCCAAACAAAAGTAATTCTTCCTAAAGGGTCTGTAAAGGTAGTAGTAAAAAAAGAAGCCTTCGATTATATACAGGAAGCAAGAAGAGTTGAATTCGATGGCAGGAGGTTTACCATACATACAGATGGTGCTCCTTACGGACTGACGTCCAATCTGTTTTATACATTTTACTTCACTCCACTTGACGAAGCTACAGATTAATGATCAGAATACCAAAAAGCGTAATTAAAAATATAGAGAGGAAGGCTCAAAAAGTCAAAAAGAAGGACTTCCAAAATGTTTTTAAAAAAAGATTCGAAGAGACTAAAGCCGAAATGCTTCAGGAGTTCCTTTCTCATCCTGTCACGGTTGAGCTTTTAGGAGGGAATTCAAGTTCAAACATTAGCGGGACATTGGGAGGCCAATCTAACCTGTTCGCTTTTATTGGTTTCAACGCTACTGATAAGCCTGTAGATCAGATATTAAAAATACTAGAACAAACGAGCTTCAAAGATACTGGAGAATCAAATGCTGGAAGAAAATTTACAGTCATGATTCCCACCTCAGAAGAGATATTTTTGGCAACGCCCATGCCTTGGGCAGCTGGTAGAAGTTGGGCTAGCGGTATCGAAAGAGGCATATCTGGATTAGGTTATTTACTAAATAAATCAAGTGCATCAAGTAGATCTGGTGTAGCTATACAAGCAGATAGAAAGGTTCGTACGGCCAAATTTCAAAACGTTCCATACATTTCGGCCCTTCTGAACAAGTACAAAAAAAAGTTTAAAGAAATGTCATGATCGAGCAACATCACCATAAAGTAACAAACTCATTTATTCTTTGGTTTGATAATTACTTATTAGACAAAGGTCAGGCCTACAGCAACAAAACAGGTGTTCAATTTGAGCATTATGAAGATGCCCGTCTCGATTCTGGTTATCAAGCCTATGGAAGTCCCTACAAGCAATGGGTAACTGATTCTTCAATTCCTGGAGCAGTAATAGCTGACGGAGTCACTGTCGGAAACACGCCTTCAGGCGTATACGAATCTGGGATAACAGGAAGAAGCGGTATGGCTTTAGATTTCGATAACGGCAGAGCTTTGATCGAAGGAACAAACAAGAATTATAACATCACATGTGATTTCGCTGTAAAAGACTTCAACGTATACTTTACCAACGATACCGAAGAAGATTTAATCGTAGAAAACAAATACGAACTAAACTCAAGAATATATTCGGAGCCAGAAGGGCACATTGAACCTTACGACCAAGTAGTCCCTGCTGTATTTATAACTACAGCGACATCACAAAACAAAGGTTTTGCTTTTGGCGGCATGGAAGAAACAACAATTACAATAAGTGCTTCGGTTTTGGCGGAAGACAGCTACCAATTAGACGGAGTGCTTTCTATATTTAATGACTCAAGAAACGAGTGTTTTTCTTTGATTCCTATGTCCGCACATCCATTCAACGAATTCAACGATTTAAAAAGTGGAACTTATAACTATAAAGATCTCTCAAAAGAGCACGACAAGTGTAATAGTTTATATGTCAACGATGTAACCACATCAAAACTGACAGACAGGGCAAGAAAATCTTTATCTAATGATATGTTCGTTGGCTTTATAGATTTCGAACTTAAACAACATAGATTTAGACACCAATAAATTTCACAAACCCCCAAAACAACTGTAACCATTTTAAATAATCATAGCTATGGCAAGAAATAGAGTAATTTATCAATCAGAAGCACTTTTCGTCAGTAAAGAGTATAACTCAACTGGACTCAGTGATCACACGCAACTTCATCGTGTACAAAGTGCTAATTACGGTTTTACAATCAACCGTCAGGACGTTAACCAGTATGGCAACCTCGCCAGAATTGATTCTTTGGTGTTGGAACCACCAACGGTCAACTTCGACATTAGTTATTATGTAACTAACGGATACAACGAAAGAGCGTTGGATTTCGCCGTCGAAAACACATTCAATACAACTAAAGCACAATTTGCATCTGGTCACTTAGGTGCAGGTTCTGGGCAAAACTTCTACATTCTTACTGTAGACGAAGGTAAAGACGCAAACCTCAATAGGGCAGCTGGTGGTACAACCAACACTGTTATTGGTTTGGGCAATTCATTCCTTACGGATTACACCCTTGACCTTTCTGTTGGATCTCTCCCAACTGCTACAGCGTCCTTCGAAGCTTCAAACATTCTTTCTGACGCCACTGTATCTGGAAACCTTGGACTTAAGGCCTTTACTGGTATTAAAAGTCCAGGAGTAGACCCAGTTAATGGAGATTCTATACCATTCGAAGTGCAAATTCCTTATGCATCAGGAAACTCACACACTGGAGATTATGTTGCAGACGCCGAAGACCAACTTTCAGCTCTTAGACCTGGAGACATCACACTTGATCTTTCTAGCTTCGATGGGGAGGTTCTCACAAAGTTAGACGGAACATCAGGCATTCACATTCAGAGCGCTTCTCTCTCTCTTCCTCTTTCAAGAACGCCAATCGAAAGACTTGGATCTAAGTTCCCATTTGCCCGAGTCGTCGACTTCCCAGTTAACGCTACTCTCACAGTAAACGCTATTGTTAACACAATGGAGGCTCAAAACCTAGCAAGCATGATCAGTGGTTGCGGACAAGGTAACCTTAGAGATGTTACCATCACCATGAAAGAGTGTGGAGGAACCACCAATGGAATGATCTTCGGATTGTCTGGATGCACAATCGACTCAGAGAGCTTCTCTTCCAGCATTGGCTCAAACAAGAGTGTTGACCTTACATTCTCCACTCAAATTGGCGGAACAAAGGATGTATCAAAAGGAATTTTCGTAAGCGGAAACAACGACACCAAGCTTCCTTGGGAATAATATCAAAAAGTAAACAATAAACATTTTTAAAACATGTCAAGAAATAGAGTAATTTACCAATCAGAGTCTCTTTATACAAGTAAAGAGGTAAACTCCACTGCCACTGGAGATCACCATGAGCTAATCAGGGTTCAAAGCGCAAACTATGGATTCACCATTAATAGACAGGACGTTAACCAATACGGCAACCTTGCTCGTATTGATTCGCTTGTTCTAGAACCACCAACTGTAAACTTCGACTTTTCATACTATCTTACAGATGGACTCAATGAAAAAGCCTTAGGTTTTGATATATCCAACACCTCTCAGTTCGTTAGCGGGTTTTTGGAAACCTCTAGCGGCAAGAACTTCTACATAGTAACTTCAGATGAGGGCCAAGACTCTACAACGTTTGTGGAAAACGAAGAATACAGCCTTATTGGAATTGGTAATGCATTCCTTAGTGATTATACTGTGGATCTTTCTGTAGGCTCACTTCCTACGGCAACAGTATCCTTTGAAGGTTCAAACATCAACTCTCAAAACGGTTCCGTAACAGGAACAGTTCCTTCAGCTTTTGCTCTTACTGGAGCTCTTCCTTCTGTCGACCCAGAAGACGGAACCATTATCGCTGGATCAACTAGTATCCAAGTGCCTCAAAACACTGGCCAAGACGGACCTACAGCATTAAGACCTGGAGATATTGTTCTCGGTTTTGACGGTTTTGACGGAGGCGCTGCAGAATCTGGAACGCTAACATCTCTTGTTGGTGCTGGAGGATTCCACGTTCAGAGTGCATCTATTTCAGTACCTCTCTCAAGAACACCTATTGAGCGTGTAGGATCAAAATTCCCATTCGCGCGTGTTGTTGACTTCCCAGTTAACGCCACAATGACTGTAAACGCTGTTCTTAATGAAATCGAAGCTGGAAACCTTGCAGATCTTATCGCTGGTTGTGCTAGCTCAGAGGGCAAAGAAGTTTCTATCCTACTTAATCAATGTGAAGGCGACAACGCAATCAAATGGACGCTCAAAGGAGCTACCCTTGATTCCGAGAGTTGGTCTTCTAGTGTTGGTTCTAACAAAACAGTTGACATCACCTTTGGTGTCCAACTTGGAGGAATCGAAGATATCGAAAGAGGTATCATTTGCAGCGGCGCTGGCAATACAAGGCCAGTATTCGGTGTATAAAACTTTCGCTGTTTGTGTTTGTTATATAAATGAAAACCCCGCCTTAGGGCGGGGCTTTCTTTTGTCCAGTTGTTTCTGGCTATGTTGATTTTTAAAATTAATCAGCAGCTTCTATACCTCCAACCTGTCTAGGCTCGGATTGGTACATGTTGTATTGTGCTACTAACATATCTAGGCTTGCTTTAGCGTCTCCAGCCATACCGCGAATTACTTTTGCGGTTTCGTTCTTATTAGTGAACGTCACCCTGCTCTCGCCATCGCTTATTGAGGCTATGCTATTTGAATCTGTCTCACATGTGCCTATAATGCCACGTAGAGCGTTCCTAGCCTTCTTGGAGTAGTAATTGTATAGATAGAGCTGCTTATACACAGCTTGCGCCTCAGAGTCCAATTCTTGAGCATCTATGCAGAACGATGTGTTGATCATAGTATTTAACAACCCAAGGTTAGCCTCTAGCCAACACTCTATAGATTGTAAACTATTAAGTTCCGAGTCATTATCAAACTCGCACTCCATTATTTCCTTAGCAAGGTCTTCTAAAACAGCCATCTTATAAGAGATTACACTAAGAATTAAATTTCTCCCAGTATTCTAAGGGTTTCTGCGTGTTTTGGATTATTAGGGTCCAACTGAACTACAGAACTTGCCTCTGGCATGATATTCCTCATGTTATTCTTGTTCGATGCATTGAATTCCTTCAACAAACAAGCTTTCAATTCAACTTGATTCATGAATGGATTAATACCCACCTTATAAGCGAGGTCTCTCATGTCGCTATAAGTCATACCTTTGATTTTGTTCTCAAAAATATCTGCCTCATTAGTACCAAAAGGGTTAACCTCGTCAACACCAAGGATCTTTTCAAGCTTAGACATTTTTTCCCTAAACTCTGGAGTGTTTACCTCGTTATTAGCTTTCATCTCATTGATCTCGTCAATAAGGGTTTTCTTTTTTGGCTTTGGCTCCTCAGCAACTTCTTTTTTAGCTACTGCTTTCTTAGTCTTCTTTGCAGACTTCTTGCTTTTCTTTGAGGCTTTAGGCGTAAGGTCTGCACACTCTTGCGACTTATCTACACCGTAAGATACGTCCATTTTCTTTGAGTTTTCTTCTTCCATGATATTATTATACGTTTGTTGTTAAGTATTTACACAAAAAAAGGCCACTCCGTTAAGAGTGACCTTTAAATTTATTAGTATTTAGTTTTTATTAACCAAGTCCGTTAGCAACGATACCAAGAAGAGCGCGGTTATCAAGAACCATGCGTCCTTCTTCGAGGCCACCAAACCAACCGATCTTGTTTTGACGAATGCTGTACTGGTCGTCAGCTGTAAGCTGGAACTCAGAACCATTCTCTTCGTCAACTGCGATTGCCTTAACAAGGGCTTCGCGTCCACGATCAAGACCAACGAGGATTTCGTCACCTGTGCCAAACTCAGCGTCACCAGTAGTGCCGTCTGCTTTTGCATAGGTAGAAGAACCTGCAACAGTGTCAAAGATTGTGTTGAACTTTTGTCCAGCACCAAGCTCGTTAACTTCCATAAGGGAAATACCGTAGAAACTTGGAAGACCACCACCAGCTTGATAAACTGAATCACGAAGGCTCTCAGGAGCAGCGAGATCGTTACCAGTTGCAGCAGTAGACTTTGTGTTTACTGGGTTGTAAGCCATTTCACGAAGAGCTTTAACAGCTTCTGGGGAAACAAGGATGTCGGTAATACCGCGACGTCCACCTTCAGGTGATCCTTTGCTCCAAGAAGTATTAATGCGCTTGGCGCGAGTAAGAAGCTCGTTGAAGTCGTCAAGAAGGAACGAACCGTCTGTAGCAGCACGGAAAACGTGATCCTTACCGTTAGTGGTAGCACCAGCAAGTGCGCCCATGATCAGGTTAGCAGAAGTACGCTCCTGCTTCATAAGGATTTCTTGAGCCATACGAGTGAATGTTTTGCTTACAACGTCCATGCGGCTCTTGGCAGCATAACGACGATCAAAGCTAACAGCAGTATCTAGGCTGTAAGTAGCAATCTTCAGCTCAGAAACTGTAGGAACAACTTGGTTCTGTGGAAGGCCACCAGCAACAGTGTTGCTGTATACCTGCACGTAGTCCTCGTCGCTTACGTCATAGTAAAGGTCAAGAGGAATAGAAGGGTTGTCTTCAGAGTTGAATTGAAGAGAAGTGAATAGGTTACTAAGCACTGGTGCGTTGTTGATGACTTCAGCGATAACTGGACCGATGAATTCAGCAAGTGCAACTTGAGCTTCGTAAGCAACCGAGCGGTTCTTAGAAGCCATAGCTTTAATAAGCTCGATTTGTTCTGGTGTTCTTTTAAGAGAAATTTTCATATTTATATATATTCTAGTTAATTGTTAAGATTACAGACCAAGAGCGATAACAGCATAATTGCCTTCCCAAGCATCAGTAACGGTGCCGCTTGAACGGCTACCAGTACCAATGACAGTACCAACTTTGTCAGCTGAGTTTGCTGCGCAAGCAATAACCTTGCCGCTTTCAGCCGCGCTGAGTTGAACTCCGCCTCCAACGACAAGTGCACCGCTGTAGCCCTCTGCAGTAAGAGTAAATACTCCGCGAGTGGCGACAGGGACAGCCTGACCTGGCATAACAGCAAAAAGCTCTTCAGCTTTTACTGGATTGTAAAGAAGCTTCTCACCGTTCTCGTCAGCCTTAGCGGTCTGGCGAAGAGTAAGACCAAGACATGCATCACCGCTAATAGCAGGAGTGCACTCAAGGTTTACCTTTGGGTATTGAGCTTTGATGAAAGGATAATCTGTCTTACCGAGGTAAGAGTCATCCGAGTAAGAAACTGGATCCTTATCAAAATCTCCAGCGGAGACTTTAACAAAAACACCAGCATCACCAGCACCTGTGTCTGTAGTAGACGCATTAGCACTAGCACCGTCAAGAGCGAAAAGATTGATTACATCGTTTTCGTCATATTGTCTGAATGGTAGAATTCTGAGCATAATTTTGTTTTTTGTTTAGATTTTTAAGAAATTTCAATGTTACTGCGATCAAAAGCGGAGGCGAACTTCTCTTTCAAGGAGGTCTCTTCGCGTGATACAGTTTCGTTAGAGTTTGCAATTGCAGTTTCGGTAGACTCGACACTGTCGAGGATTTCCTCAGTTGTCTTTTCGACAACCTCTACTGCTTCGTCAGGAGTTTTAGTAAGTCTCTTTTGGACTTCTTCCTGAATACGTGCTTCAATCTGCTTGTCGAACTCAGCTTTGGCTTCCTTGCTCTTGTGCTTCCAGACAACATCCATTTTGTCTTGGAAGGAAGCGAAGGCCTCTTCAGTTTCTTCAACAGACTTCAGCTCGGAAGCTAAAAACTCTCTGTCTTCGTCTTCTAGATCAAATTTTTGATCTAGTACGTCCATACGCTCGTTAAAACGAGCAACCGCTTCTTCAGCCTTTTGACAGGACTCATATTCAGCGATTTTTGTTTGGGCTTGCTCAAACTTAGACTTTAATTCTTCGACTGAAGATTTAAGTTCCGCATGTTCGGTGGCTACAGCCTCTTTTTCTTCTTGTGCTTTAACAAGTTCTGCACGGAAGTGTTCGTCTTTTTCCTTGATAGCATCAGTAAAGGTGCTGGTCATGGAGGCGATTGCTTCCTGTGAGAACTTCTTGTCGGCAAGAAGATCCTTCAGTTCGTCGATAACTTTTTCAGTTTCCATAGAATTATTCTTTTTAAGGTTTACATTAGTTTTTTTACTTTGTGAAATATTTTTATCTCTTTTGTCCTTTATAATAACAGGATCTCGCCGCTCATCCTTCATATAAATGCCTTTGACATCTGCTGCAGGATTAGTTGTGTACCCTATACCTAAAGGATAAATTTTTCCTTTGATGAGTCTATTCACTGACTCGCCCTTGTCTGTTTTTCCAGATCCACCGTAAGCTTTTAAATAACCTACCATGTCTTCCATTTCGTCTGGGTCTGAAATAATTCTTGATTCATTCAATTTATCACTTCCAACTGCCAGAACAAATTCTGAGAAACCAACCTCCCAACTTGTAGATATCATATGATGACACCCTCCGTCTTCGTCTACGGACTTTTCAAGAGCTTCAGCAAAAGTGCTGTTAGCTGATTTGTAAACAACCGCCCCAAGAGCAATGTTGAATGGTCCTTTAGATTTTCTGGCTTCAGATTCTGAAATTATTTTACTAGATCCATAGTCACTCCAACCAGCGGTTGCGATATGTCCTACGATCTTTTCCTTGTCATGCTCGATGTTTGTCGGCTTGTGCAGGAAGTTTTTGGTATAAGCGACTGCGGTCTCTGAGTCTATGCCGTCACCATTCTTATTGAATGTATTAACAACGGCGGCATTAAATGCCACACCCATAAGATCTATGTTGCTTTCGAAGTCAATACCTTTTGGTATTAAGCTTTCTAAATTATGAAGTGAAGCCTCAGAAATAAAAGCATCGTTTATCTCGCATGGAGAAATACTTGCTTCAAAAGTTGTCGTGTATTTGTAATCCACTTTATTGGCTTTAGATAGGCTCTTCTTGTTTTTCATTACTGTGATATAGAATTGCTGCTGAATAATTATCTAGTTCGTGCTTTGCCGCTATTTCTAAAATTTCAGGCAAAACATGCAGGTCTTGAATCTCTTCTAAGTTAGATACACATGAAAGAGCCTTTTGTGTCCATTTTTCAACATCTGTGGAACATACTATAGCTTCGCACAAGCTGTCCAACATTTTTTCGTTCTTCTTTGTGAACCTTTTGATGTTTAACTTGTCTTTCATTAAGCCCTTAATAGAGCCTCTTGCTGCTTCAAGCTCGGCTATTGTTTTTTCTATTTCCTTTCTTGAATAATTTGCTTCTGAGTTAACTTGAGGTGAGCCACTTGTTCCTTCTGGTCTTCCAGCTTGCCCATTTGGTCCGCTTGGCTCTGAACTTTCAGCTCCTTCGACCATAGGTACGCCGCCAACGATAGGGTTGTAATAACCTTTCTCTCTCTCTTCTACAAACTTCTCTTGAGACGATGAGATATCATCAACTTTAGGAAACTTGCCAGTGTGGAACATTTCCATACCTTGCTGCGGAGTAATAACGCCGAGTTCCATGAGTCTTGTAGCTACTCTCATGAGTTGTGTCTCGTCTCTCATATCAATATCTTTAAATACTGCGGTTGGATAAGATCTAAACCCTAATTCAACAGCAACCCGTTTAATTTCTTTTTGTAAGAAGTCTGATAGGAAAGCATTCCTTGCCTCTTTAAGCCTGTCAATAAAGATTTGCGCCTTAACCTGAGTGGCTCCATACTTCTCTTCTCCAACCACTACGTTTTGCAGTCCTTGCTTGATATCCTCATTTAAAGTCTTGTATTTTTCTGAACCAAGCACCCTGTTAAGGTCTGGAATCACGAAATCAGCTTTTGTTGTATAATCAGAAACAAGAACACGCCCAACACTTTCATTTTTGAAAAGGTTTTGCATGGCATTTAAGTTTTGAGCATTAATTCCCCCTTTATCTGGCTCTGCGCCCATTGTGATAAGAAGAATAACATTCTCTACTGTTCTGGTTATAGCTTGATCCATTTTCTTGAGCTCAAGCTTCGCGTTTATGTCTTCAAGAACGGCGTAACCAAATGGGATAGCAAAAGGTTCGTAATCCTGCTTCTTGTAAAACGAATGAGATATCCTTTCTGGACTAAGTTCTATACTAAGTCCGTCTATTCCGTATTGACCGCTCTTGATTTCTTTTTGTACATCTGGCGGCAATGAATCATAAATCTCTTGGTCTTCTTCGGTAGATGGGTTTTGCAGTCTAGCCATCTCATACTCAGAAAGAACCTTTTGATAGTTTCCAGCCTGAAATGTAGAAGATTTTTTCGCTATGATGTCATAAGGGTTCAATAAGATATATCTAATTGGTACTTTATTCTTTGCGCCGTTCTTAGGGGCTACTGAATTGATTAGTTTAATGAAATCCTCGGCTTTAAATTTTCCATCAAGGCGATACATGAAGATATTACCACTCCTGTAATACTCTCTAAAGTATTGGTCTTTAAGATTGCTAAGGTTAATCTTTTTAAACCACTCTTCGAAGAAATCCCTGCTCTTCTTAGTTCCTCCTTCAAGAAATAATTCTGTATTTGCAAATTCTGACATTATGTCCACAGCATTACGGAAAACAGATACGTTTGCGTAAGCTTTTTGACAAAGCTCTATAGCCTCCCTTACATCAATACCATCTTCTGAATATTTATAAGGCAACAAACCCCTCCTTATGCTGGAGAACCTATCTATAGTATTGCTTAATGCAGATCTGTTTACCCTGCTTGCTGGTTGTCCTACGTTGGACTTTCTTGAGTAAGAAGCACTAGATGTACTTTTGTAAGATGCAGAGGAGACATAAAAAGGGTCCCCTACTATATCTGGAGCATACTCTTCCTGACTTGCCACTGGCCCTTGTTGCTGCTGCTCTTCGAACTTTTTCCAGTAGTCCGATTTCTTGTTATACTTTCTCTTCGCCATAACCTATTATACACCCAAAAGTCGAAAGTTTAACTTTAACTTTCAAAAGTTTGACTTTAACTTTGGTATTTAACTTTTATGACCATAGTTTCGTCTCCATCTGTTTGTGTTATGTATGTTTCTCCTTTTTTGTGGAGCTCATTCATAGCTTCTTCTGAAATGGTCATTTCGTGGTCATATTCTCTCTCCTCAGTATCATCGCGGTCGTCAGATTCTTTATTATAATCTTCGTTTGACTTAATTGTCATAAAGCGATCATTTGACAATTGAATTGTGGCGACAAATTTGCTGGTTTCTTTCTCTTTGTTTTCTTCAGGTAAACTCATAATATTATTATACACTAAAATTTAATCAATAAACATAGGCGTGAATGTACCTTGGTTTGTTTCAATCTTGTCATCAGTCATATCGTAATGTACGTTCAACATCCAATTGCCAAGTATTAAAGCGGAATAGGAGTCTTTTCTTGCTTTGTCTGCACCTCTTTGCTTTCTTAAGTTTAAAGGAAGGTCGAAACTTTGAGTTCCTTGTGTCGACGTAGAAACCTGAACCATAGCACACTCCACTTTTATCAAATCCATCATATCTTTCTGATGCTCTACAAAGTCAATCATTTTTGAGGCCTCTGAAGATTCATTATAGTTGTTTATGAACTTTAATTTTTTTATTGGGATATTTGACTTCCTTTGTTTGTTGTAGTCGTCATCCATAGCCGCGCCAGCAAAGAATATTCTCTTGTGATCAAAAGAAGCCTGAAGAAGTTCGTTTGCATACCTTATCCATTTAGAACTAGGCTTCCTTAAGAATACGAAAGTCCTATTGTCCTTGTTGTACTGCCTCTTTAAATCACGAAGACCTTTATCGTAGTTTTGGTGATCGTCTAAATCGGCATCAATCAAGTTTAGTTTTATTTTTTTATCTTTAAAAATACTACTCTCGTTACATGAGTTTAAGAACTGGACACCGCCATTGTAGTCACCAACCACAGAAACAATATTGAAGTTTTCTAGTATGTAAGCCATATAGTTAATGTGTGTTTTCAGGTTAGATCCTGATAAAGCATAACTATGAACTATTGTACCCTTTTTGGTTTCCTTATTAAGCTTAATAACCATCATGGCAAAGTCATCTGACCCGTCACTCTCTGACCAAGAAGGGTCAAAGGCTAATATATATTCATCCCCAGGTTGACCTTTAACTTCCACACATTGACCTTCTCCATCTGGTATTGTACATGCTGCCATCTTACTAACCTTGAAGTAACCAGAGCTATCGTCTGTAAACACAGCCATAAATTCTCTATCAAACTGAGACTGACTCATTGTTGCTTTTGCTTGATCAATAAGGTTCTGGTCGTATAGTTGGGGCGGCGCACAGTCATAACTAAAGTGCATTATAGTTCTATGAGCCTTGTCTTGCTCGTTTTCATTGAGAATCAATGACTCATATTGAGAATACATCTTGAATAAATGTTCGAACCTGTAAGACGCAGAAGACAAACCAATAATTTTGTTGTTCGGCCACTTATGACGGTCCTCTTCCTTCATCTTTCCTTGTTTAATCATCTCTGTTTCAACATCATGAATTTCTTGTCTTTCTGTTGGGTTTTTAATAACAGACAGAAACGGCATTATAACCTCGTTCAAAACCTTCTCTGGCATAAGAAGAAGTTCATCAATAATCATCCGCTCAAAACGGAAACCACGAAGCTTCTCTCCGTCGCCAAGAGGCAAAGCAGTAATTTTACTTCGACCGAGTTCCATTACCCATTGATCATTAGCTTTTGACACCCTTGTAATACATTGAGAAAGAAATTCGGCCTTTGGGCTCTGTGCTATCTCTTCCATCTTAGTAAATATCATTTTTGACTGTCGAAAAGACTTAGATATAATTCCAATGTGAACACCTTGGTTTAAAATAGCGTCTAATAGCGCAAAAACGGCCGTAGAGAAGCTTTTGGACATTCCGCGACTCCATATGCCCAAAAAGTAATCGGTCTCCATCATGGCCTTTATGGACATATGCTGGAAAGGGAACAATTTTACCCCAGTAATAAACTCAGCCGCGAAAGATGGGTTTTGCCTTAAGAATTTATAAAGCAATAATTTAGCTTCCTCTTCTTCGAGGTATCCATCCATTTCCAGAATCTCTTTATTGATGTCTGGGAACCTATTTCTAGATTCTTGTATTCCTGCTTCCCAACTCATTTTTCTTTTAAGTATTTAGCCCAAAAATAATTAATATCTGTCTCCCATAATTGTTTACCCATAACAAGCAGTTTTGGTATCAACAATTCACTCATATCTCTAGACCCAGAAAATACAAACTGACAACAGTCACTGTATTCTTTCTGTAACTTTCTAGTATTATGAAAAACATAATCTAATTTGTATTTTTTGTAGCTCTTTTTGTTTAATTCTTCTATTTCCTCGAAAGGAACCTCCATTACAACGAATAAATAACACCCTAACGCACGGCACCTCTCCAACTCTTTGCAAAATCTAGCATACCCAACTGTTGTTGTTCCGCAAAAATCACCGAAAGACTTTCTGTCTACATGGGTATAATCATAATCAGAAGATTCAACAGAGTAATCGCCAATATCTGATTTATATTTTTCAGAGTTTTTAAACCTTAATGGTTGCTGTTCTCTGGTATCTATTAATACTTTGACATTTGAATAATCATTAAAAAATTCTTTTGGCAAATTCTTACCCAATAACGGTTTAACTTCACACTTTTCACAGGCCGCAGTATAGCTGCCAAAATACTTTTTGTATATGTCAACAGGCGGCAAGCCTGATGTCAATAGCTCCAACTCCGTTGGGCCGTAGTTTAAATCCTTTTCTTGCACCCTTTTAGCTAAAAGTTCAGCAATGTATTCTTTAACGTCGCTTTCTTTCGCTGTGTTGCACCACTCCATAAGTTGATGCGGTTGAGAGAAATCTTTGGAAAAATATTCGTCGTAATTCTTGAATGGCAGAAGATCGCCAGTAAGTTTGTTCTTTCTAGCAAAGTGTTTTACATAGTAGTCGCCAAGAAACATCTTGTGCTTCTTGATGTGCGCATGTAAGCTTCTCAGGGTTTCGAAGTCCTGATCGCATTCTTTACAGTTAAATGACATCGTCTTGACTTATCCCTAATACTCTAGCCTTCCATTCAGCCATTCCCTCAAGTCTTTCGGCCTCTTTCTTGGCTGTCATTTTCTGCATCTCTGCCATCCTTACCATGTTGTCTCTCTCTTCTTTCTCTTGAAACAATTGAACAATTGACAAAATAGAAGCATTGTCTTTGGTTTTGTTTTGCATTCTTGTAGACCTGTCGCCTTGGAGTTTTTTAGTAAGGTTTTCTATTCTTCCTTCACACTGGTGGTATTCAGAACTTTTTGCCTTAATAATTTCAGCGAGACGTACGGACATTTCTGTTTGATCGTCTGCGACGTCAAACATATCGTTAAGTTTGTTGAGGTGCTTGCTCACAACCTCCAAGTTAATGATTTCCTTGCATACGTTTAGGTAAAGGTTGATTTCGTCTGCCGTAAGGTCAGGCTTATCCCATGTAAGACGTATAAATTCCTGCTCGAATAAATCTCTGTCACTTTTGTCTAAGTAATTATTCATTATCTTAAGGAAACGTGAGTTGTTTAAGTGAATGCCAAGCCTCTCGACACAAACTTGGTATTGTCTATTTAATTTGTTCTCGTCAAACGTATTGCCAGTTGCATCGTTAATCTTTTTTATGATTCGGCTAGTGGCTTTCGGGGCAATGTAAGAATCCAAAGCGCCGCTGTCTTGAGTAGGCAGGAAATCGGGGTTGACAGTCTGTATGTGCGCGAGAACAGTTCTTTGCTCATTGCTTAATGCTGTAACGTTTTTATGAGGGAATACCAACTTAGCTATTGCGAGTGAAGAAATTCCGTCTCTAGCTTGATCTATAATAAACTCGCCTTGTTGTTCAGTTAGTTCTATTTTTTTGCACTTTTTGGGCTTTGTTGTCTTGTAGTTGAGCCCTTTCTCGACTAAAAAAGCAGCAACCAACTTACCCTCTTTGTTTCTGCCGTCTAAACTATCGTCCTCAAAACATCTTTTGGTCAGGATGTTTAAATCTGTTACCTTTTTATAGTTTTTAATTAAAAAGTCTTCTTGTTCTGTTGTTAGTTTCATTTTTAATCTCCGTCGTTTATTATTATGTCGTTTTCTTGAATAATTTCAGAAGCTTTCTCCTGAAACATCTTTTTTAAATTCTTTACTTGCCTATACCCTGCTTTACGCTTCTTCTCGTTGGTTTTGTATCCCATCATTTTTGCCACATCCTCCTCAGTCGCATCTTTGAAATACAACATCTCATAAGCAGAGTAGTGAACCTCGCTAAGACAAATTTTCATGTAATGATTTAATTTCTCAATGCACGAATTAAAACACATTTCACTTTCTGGGTCGTAACTCATCTCATGAAGATGGTTCTCAGAAGGGACAGCAATCTTTAAATCAAATGCCGCCTTTTTAGTCTTCGCCCACTTAGCATACTTGCTACACTCGGAGTTTTGGGATTTACTAGGTGTATAAGAACAAGCCTCATCCCCCATATTAAATTCACAATTAGAACATGGCTTAATATAATTACCATAATGGTTCCTAACCAGATTTCTTATCTGATTTGTAACTATAATATTGATCCAAGGCTCCAAGGGCCTCTTTTGATCCCACATATCCCACTTATTGTAGATATGTAGTTTTATTACCTGCTCTACATCTTCAAAGTCAAACCAAGCAATACAATCCAATCTCCAACGGCTCCGTTGTTTTCTGATTGCTGTTTCTATTACTTCTATATAATCCTCAAATCTTTTTTTATCGCCGTTTGTCATTAATAAAGTCTTCTAAGTTTTTAGAACCTCTATTTCTGACTCTTGAGTTTTTTGGCTCTTCTCCCGCTAAAGATCCAAGGGTAAATATATTTTCGTCGTACTGTTCAACATCAAATTCAAGCCTATCTATATCAGGAATGAAATCTATAGACGTTTCGTCATCAGATAGTTCTTCCTCTACAAATTTAGGCTTAGACAAACTGCTTTTTGAAACGGGACCAGTGGTTACGCCGCATTTAGAACAGAAATTGGGCTTAGAGAGAGCAAAGCTCATCTTGTTGCCACATTCGGTACAAAACATATGGTTCATATATCTTAATATACGGTTTTATTGGGTTTTTTCAAAAAAAATCAGTTAGTTATGAAATATTTTTTTATATTAGCGCTTTTCGCAGCTTTAGCGTAAATCTTTACTTACTGATAATATATATTACACTAACAAAAAATAAATCTACAAAAGTACTTCGCTTATGGCGGCTTGGGTCTTGATTACATCACCGCCCTGAATACCATAACTATAAGTATTGACTTTCGCACCACTATTGGCCGCGAATTCAAAACCGTCATTATATTCTGGCAGTATCTTGTTGCCATCTATGTCTTTAACAATTAAAGCAACGGGCTCTTGTAATTTTATACCATCATAATCGGCGAAGTTACTTATCCCAGTTGATTCTAGCTGTATTTGAGATTCTACAGCGTCAATCAGAAAATTTGTAGGCTTAGTACTTCCTAATGTATAAACTGGTGTTCTAGCATACCTCTTAGAAAAAGACATACTAGGAATAACGTCCCCATAAACAACATCATCATACACTCCGCTTAACTCACAGGTGTTGGCGGTTATTATTGAGCGTCCACTCATATAATCATTGTAAGAATTAAAATTAACATCCGCCTCTTGTTTTGTTTCTCCCTCGGTAGGTGGATCGAAACACTTAAAGTTAGCGTTCACCTTTAAGGGGGCAAAAGCAGAAACTTGCACAGTATAATCCTGAATATAACACCTGTTGTAAATATTTGCGCCAATTCTGATCGGAAAATAATTAGCTCCCGTTCCATTACCCAAAATGTTGCCTTTATAATTAGCACCGTCCATTAAAAACCCGTAAACATTCTGACCATCTACTCCTTTTTTAGGATAAGAGTAAAAATTAAATGCTAAACTAATACTACATGAAGAATCAGATGTATAAACATATTGATTGTCTTTATCAATACTAGATCCCAACCTCCTGTTCGGGATAGACGCAGATGAATAACTCACAGAGACGCCGTCAGCATAAAGCATGAAGTCTTTATGAAAACCCCAATCACTAACAAAATCTCTATTCCCGTACCCAATATATACTGGAAAATTCTTATACGTCATAAAAGTTTATACACTATTTTGTTACGCAGTGCGCTTCAATAACCTTTTTAAGCAATTAGGGGAAATATCATACAGCCATAGCCCGAAATTAATCATTTTTACCAAATTTTTTGGTATTTTATACCTCCTAAGTAGTTTTATAAAGCTTTTTCTGTTGTGCTTGGCAGTGTTAGGGTATTTAAACGTCAACCAATCATGGAATTTACCACCACGGTCAATCAAAGCCATGGTTTCCTCGCCGTATTTCTTCAAAATCCACTTTCTGAAGAATTTTGGTAGTGTAGCTCCGTCGCTTTTGTCGTAATTTTCCCACTCAGCCATAATTGCGTAAATTATTACACTATTTAGCCGCTACTTAACCAAAACACTCCCACTAATACCCTTTTTTATAATAGATTTGGCCTTTTCAATATCATCCCCCGACAAATCGAACCACTCGCCACGAAAACGTTTAGAATCAAACAGTGTATGTAAATACCTTTCTGTTTCATTCATATGCAAAACCTCACGATGAAAAATAAGATTCACTTCTGGCTCTTGGCTTTGCAACGTTCTCTCTCTATATACAGGTTTGTCTTTTGTTCTGCCTATCTTTATCCGACCATTTAAGTCGCTCTTCATTAAATAAACATTGCCGACTTCTGTGTATTGGTTAGAACTATAATCAACTTTCTTTTTAGCGCTTTCTTTGGGGGTTGCCTTTGTTTTTTCTTTTTTCTTTTTAAAATATTCCTTATTGTGTTTAATAGGGGTTGGGTAAATAGATTCTTCTAATTCCATTAGTTCTTCGCTATTTCTTTTCTCCCCTGCCTTATTCCAAGAATTTAAATAGTCTTTTCTGCTCATTTTTTTATGTTTGCAGCATCTTTTATAAAACACAGCTTGAGTTCGAAGGTTAGCTAAATAAGTGTCGCTAAATATATAACCAACAGCATCTTTGTTTTCATTACAATCTAAGTCGCCACAAAATGGACATAAGGTTGCCGAATCTTCATAAAAAATATGAATATTTCTATCACCCATAACATAGTGAACTTTAGATTGATTCATTATGTTTATATCAACAATATAATATTTAGGTTTACCAGAATACAAAACCCTTTCCTCTAAAGATCTAGAAGACTTCTCTATGTAACAAAAATCATTCTCTTTTCTGTAGTAGTCGGAACTCCAATTACCTAAATGCTTAAAATCAAAAACACGATCACACGCATGAACAATAGTATTCTTGAAATCTAAATTTCTTATAACTATAACATCCTCATGAGGAACGCCTAATGTATCAAACATTTTAATATATTGATTACGTTTTCTCTTTTTAAGATCTTTTTCTGCTTCCTGTTGTAAACGCTCTTCTTCTTGCTTCTTCTCATGCTCCAATAAAAGCCTCTGTATTAAATCTTCTTTAGTCTCTGTTTTCATCTCCATAATCTTAAAGTAATCGGGGTATATTAATTATTTTATATTCTTTTGTTTATTTGTCAAGACTTAATGTTTTCGCGGCATTGGAGTTATTATATTTTACTTTTTTTTAAAATGGCCGATCCGATTTTTTCCAGTTAACGACTCTGGGTTTATATTTTTTATATATTGCTCCTCATTAATGGGGGAGGGGCATCGCCCCCGCATTACCTTATATGAAAATGTCATTGATAAACTAAGATTGGATTCCCCCGCGCGAAATCTCACATTTACCACTCTAACAGATTGCTTTAATGGGGTAGGGTGCTTTCTAACAGCAATTAAGGCTCAAGCACTCTCTAGTTTTGAAACTTTTTATGCCGCCCCTTACAGCTAAGAATTTTCTATGCCCTAACTTTCATTTTTCCCACGGCTGGCAAACTAAACAAATACCCCTCCCCTAAACTGTATATGCTGGCGGGTTAATGGGTGGGGGCTGTGGAACATTCTTGTGGAACATTTTAACTCGTTGATACTCAGTTGATTAAAACACGAAAATAAATGATCTTTTATGCCGAATGTGCTTGTTTTTTTCGCCGATTCTGCTATAATATAGTCAAGCAAGAGGGAAAAGCCCTCAGATTAAACCACTAACTAAATATCACTATGAAAAACACTACACTATCGCCAATCCCCAATCCTAATGTTCAGCACATCCTCACTGAGATGGTTGCCAACGCTAACAAGAATCTTGAGCGTCAGCTTGAGCGTCAGCGTCAGTTCGAGATCAAGCGTGAGCGTGAGATGGTAATGAAAGCAAAAAGAGATGCTGAAAATAAGTGTCGAAACATCTTGCAAGGTCACTAAAAATATCGTAAAATATAA